TAATTAAAAGTGTTGCAGACACAACTGATAAACTGATTGATTTACAGAAAAAAATTAAAGATGTTCAGGAAAATAATACTAAGATTTCCAATAATGTTACGAACAACGCAGTGTTTGTTGGGTCGACAAGTGAATTGTCAAAACTACTTAAACAAGGTTTTCTAAATAGTAAAGAATAAAACATATTTTATAAATGGGTTCTCTTCGCAAATGGTTTAAAGGATCAAAATCCAAAGATGGAAATCCTGGTTGGGTTAATGTTGTAACTGGCGGAACCTGTGCGAGTGATGAACCTGGAGAAGGAACGCCCAAGTGTGTTTCATCAGAAAAAAGAGCAAGTATGACAAAAGTAGAAAGACTTTCTGCCGCAAGAAGAAAGAAAGCAGCGGACCCAGGACAACAATCAAAATCGGGTGGCGCAACTCCGACTTATGTTCCCACAGATAAACCAGAAATGAACGAAGAAACTGATAAAAAGGGTAAAGGAAGTGGTACAAAAGATGCTTGTTATACTAAAGTAAAGTCAAGATATAGTGTTTGGCCAAGTGCCTATGCCTCGGGTGCTCTTGTAAAATGCCGTAAGGTTGGTGCCGCCAATTGGGGAAATAAATCAGAATCAATAAATTTAGCATCAAAAGATTCCATTTCAGAAGAAATGGGTATGAGATATTGTCCCAAATGTGAGAAAGATGAGACTAGAGAAGAATGTAGATATGGCCCGAAGTTCTGGGATATGTTTTCTAGACCTTCAAGTCTATCACCAAATCAAATGAAGTTTAGTATTGCCCAAGTTCATCCCGCAAATGAGTCCACAGAATACGATCATATTGAAGAGGGGCATAAAGAAATTGCCAGCGGTAAGAAAAAAGATGGTGAAGGATATATGGCAAGAAATGAATTAGATACCGTGATGAAGGCGGTTTCCTCTTTGAAAAAGAATATCAAAAAAGGAAATCAACAACTTCCTGCCTGGGTTCAATCGAAAATAACTAAAGCGACGGATTATATTGATACTGCAGCAGATTATATTGATAGTAGTGAGGAAGTGAGTGAGGCAAAAAAATGTTGGCCAGGATATAAAAAGAAAGGAACACAAAAACTTTTTGGAAAAACTTATAATCGTTGTGTAAAAGAAGGAAACAAATCATTCCCACAATTTATGGACGAAGCATCCGCTGCCTGGCAAAGAAAGGAAGGTAAGAATCCTGAAGGTGGATTAAATGCAAAAGGAGTAGCATCATACAGAAAAGAAAATCCTGGATCAAAATTACAGACTGCGGTTACGACAGAACCATCAAAATTAGAACCAGGATCAAAGGACGCAAAACGCAGAAAGTCTTTCTGTGCTCGTATGGGGGGAATGCCCGGTCCTATGAAAGATGAAAAAGATCGTCCAACCAGAAAAGCATTAGCATTAAGAAAGTGGAATTGTTAGTATGCAAATTGAAGACATACAATTAAAAGAAGGTGATGCATATCTATCTAATCCCAATTTAAAAAGGGCAAATACTCCGATTCAATTTACTGAAGATCAAGTTATTGAGTTCTTAACTTGTAAAGAGGATCCCGTTTATTTTGCAAAAAAATACATTAAAATTGTCAACGTTGATGAAGGTCTTATCGGATTTGATATGTGGCCTTTTCAGAAAAAATTAATCAATAATTTCCATAAGAACAGATTTAATATATGCAAAATGCCCAGACAGTGTGGGAAAACGACAACCGTAGTATCATACTTATTACATTACATTGTTTTCAACGATAATGTAAATGTTGGTATTCTCGCAAACAAGGCATCAACCTCAAGAGAAATATTGAGTAGATTGCAGTTATCTTATGAGAATCTTCCAAAATGGATGCAACAAGGAATTGTATCTTGGAATAAAGGTTCATTAGAATTAGAAAACGGATCAAAAATTATTGCAGCATCAACTTCTGCATCCGCCGTTAGGGGAATGAGTTTTAATATTATTTTCTTGGACGAATTTGCATTCGTTCCCAATCATATTGCTGATGATTTCTTTGCATCAGTATATCCAACAATTTCATCCGGTAAGACAACTAAAGTAATTATAGTATCCACACCAAAGGGTATGAATCACTTTTATCGTATGTGGCACGATGCAGAAAGAAAAAAGAGTCAATTTGTTGCCACAGAGGTTCATTGGTCCGAAGTTCCCGGAAGAGATGAGGAATGGAAGGCACAAACAATTGCAAACACCAGTGAACAACAATTTAGAGCAGAGCACCTTTGTGAATTTTTAGGGTCCATAGGAACTCTAATCAATCCATCCAAACTTAAAATATTAGTCTATGATGATCCATTAAAAAGAAGTAGAGGTTTTGATGTTTATGAGGAACCAAAAGAAGACCACAGTTATTTGATTACAGTCGATGTTGCTCGTGGGATGGGCAATGACTATTCAGCATTTGTTGTTTTTGATATTACAGAGTTTCCTTATAGAGTTGTGGCAAAATATAAAAATAATGAAATTAAACCGATGCTATTTCCAAGCATTATAAATGAAGTTGCAAAAGGATATGATAATGCTTGGTTACTTATAGAAGTTAATGACATTGGTGATCAGGTCGCTAATATTCTTCACTATGATTTAGAATATGATAATATCTTAATGTGTGCTATGAGAGGAAGAGCTGGACAGTTAGTTGGAACTGGATTTAGTGGTAAAAAATCTCAACTTGGAATCAGAACAACTGCGGCAGTTAAAAAGTTAGGATGCTCCAACTTAAAATTACTTATTGAGGATGATAAACTATTCGTAAGTGACTATGACATTATTAGTGAGCTTACAACATTTACTCAAAGACATAACTCGTATGAAGCCGAGGAAGGTTGTAATGATGACCTTGCAATGTGCTTGGTAATTTTTGCCTGGTTAGTCGCTCAAAATTATTTTAAGGAGATGACTAACAATGATATTCGTAAAAGAATATATGAGGAGCAAAAAAATCAAATAGACCAAGATATGGCTCCATTTGGATTTATTTCGGATGGGTTAGAAGATATGGGAGTCTTCATAGAGAAAGAAACGGGTGATAGGTGGTTGATTGCCACAAAAGAAAATAAATTTGAATCTCTCGAAATATGGAATGCCGACGAATATGGTGATCGTTCATATATGTGGGATTACCAATAATGGATTTTGATATTGATGATCAAATCAATACTCAACACCTACTTTTTTTAGAACGTCAATGTAGAATATGCAAAAAAACAAAAAGTTTGATTGATGATTATTATCTAACTCGTAAGGGAAAGGGTGCCCTTCCTTCTGCATATGCCTACGAGTGTAAGGAATGCACCAAAACAAGAATTACTAAAAATAGAAAAAAGCATACACAATCTCATAATTGGCATTATCCTGATTGGTAGATTGTTCATTGACCGTTTCCCCAATGAAAATAAACTTTTTAATAAATACTTCTAGAATAAATCGGGATAACACGGAGAACAAAGATGCCACTAAATTTAGCATCTCCTGGAATCGTAGTAAAGGAAATTGATCTTACTTCTGGTAGGGTTCAACCAGGAGCTACTCAAATGGGAGCAATTGTTTCACCATTTGCAAAAGGACCTGTAGATTCGCCTACTTTAGTTGAAAGCGAAAATGATTTACTGAATAATTTTGGACAACCTTACGCTACGGATAGACATTATGAAAGTTGGATGGTTGCATCATCTTATCTTTCTTATGGTGGATCATTGCAGGTAGTCAGAGCAGACGACACTCAACTAAAAAATGCTTTTATTGGAACCGCAAGTAGTGTCAAGATTAAAAGTTTAGATAATTATGAAGAACTTGGATATGATGAAACTAAGATTACTAATGTCGTAGTTGCAGCGAGAAATCCTGGTTCTTGGGCAAACGGTATTAAAGTTGGAATTATTGATGCTAAAGCAGACCAAATTTTAAGTGGAATCGGAACAACTACACTAACAACTACAACTACTACTTTTGTTGGTGTCGCAACTGCATCTGGTAATATTGGAGTTACCACTACACTTATTAGTGGTATTACAACAACTGGCATCACAATTGGACGAACTCTAAACACAATACCTGGCGTCACTGGAGCAGGAACGACTGTAACTTCAATAGGAATAGGAACAGTATTCATTAATCCAGTATCTTTAAATACCGCAATACTTACTGGACAATCAGTTTCTTTTGGAAGTAATGTATCTACATCCTCAACAACCGGACTCACACTTCAAGTTGGTTATGGTGTAACTCAATCTCTTACAGGAAAAGCAGATGTTGGGACGGGCACTTCTATATCATTAACCGGTTCTTATCTAAAAGGAATCATTACTGAAATTGGCGCAGGTTCAGTTGCGGTTAAGATTTTAAGTAAAGTATCTGCTGCAAATACAGAAACTCCTGTTGATTATCAGCAAGATGGGACTTGGTGCTTTACCGAAACTGGAAATGTTGGTATCGTATCTGTAACCCCGGCAGCAGGAACAAACAACAGCGGTATTGGCACTGCTACTTTGGGAAGTGCTGCTTACACTGGAGAAGTTGATTGGTTCAGTCAACAATACATTACTTTGACTAATTCCAGCATTCAATGGAATAGTATTGCACAACCTCCCGGAACTTCGGCGTTTGCAGAACCAAGAGGATCTAGATTTGATGAAGTCCACGTTGTTCTTATTGATGATTTGGGAACTATTACTGGTAATGCCGGAACAGTTCTTGAAAGGCATTTAGGTCTTTCCAAGGCAACTGATGCTGAATTTTCGGCAGGAAGCACTGCTTATTGGAGAAAGTATATTGCTGAAGGTTCTGCATACATTTTTGCCGGTGGATCACCTACCGGTCTTACAACGACAGGATATGATGCGAATCAATTTGACCTAACAACCGATAATGCCTGGGATCAACCTACTGATGGAGGTCCAAATAACGGACCTGTTATTTTTGGTACTTCGGGTAATGTTGGTGCCGCTTTAACTGGTGGTAAAAACTATGATGGCGGAACCAATCTTAATACTCCTGGTGCTTTAACCGCAACTCTTGCCGAAATAAAGGATGGTTATGATTTGTTCGAAAATACAGAAAGCATTGATATAGATTTTCTGTTGGCAGGTGGCGGTCGTTCGAAGG